TCGTCCCTGAAACTAATGACGCTTGCTTGGCACTGAGTGCAGTCTGTAAATCGGTCTGATCACTCAGCGTGCCAGTGATGCTGCCCCATGATCCACCTCCACCACCTCCCCCTGACACCGGGGCTGGAATGGAAACCTCGTACCCATCGGGGCCGAGAGAGCTCGTAATCGTCATGTGTCACCCCTGCGCCAGGCGCTGCGCCATGGCTGATTGCATGTCCATCTGTCCCTGGCTGGCAACGGCCTGCTGTTGAGCCTGGGCCTGGGCCTGGGCCTGAGCCTTGCGGCGCGCGTCGATGGCCTTCTGATCGCGCAGCGTCTTCTGGGGCACGCCCAGCAAGCGGTGACGCTGCCGGGCCGCTTCCTCGAAGTCGTAGACGTCCAGCACCGACGAATCAACCGCAGCCTCAGCCGCCAAGGTCTGCTCGAAACGGTCCATCGCCGCCACGTCTTCCAGTCGCTGCGCACGCGCCAGCGGCGACAGATAGCGCACGCTGAAGTTCCGCCCGGCCAGCGACTGCGGCGGCCTGCCCAGCAGCTGGAACCCGCTGCGCTCGTTGGCTCGCCACGTCAGGCCGAAGACGCGCTCAACGAGGCCCTGAAGGAACTCGGCCTGAAAGCGGGCGAACAGCGGCCCGAGGATCTTGCGCATCTGGTCCACGCGCACGCTCCATTCGTAGGCGGTCTTCACCGGCCCGTCAGCCGGCGGCAACTGGTCGGCCAGCAGGATTTTTTTTACCTGGCCCTGCAGCTGCTCCAGTGTGGCGAAGCCGATCTCAACTTTCGCGCCGGTCATCAGCGGTTCGATGCTGTCCACGCTGGCGCACGTCAGGATCTTGCGCGGCCCAACTCGCATGTTGCGGGCGTTGATGACGCCATCGTCAACAACCTTGAGGGGCGGGCAGATCGCGGTTTCGGCGCCCAGCAGCGTCAGCCGCATGGCCTCGTTGAGGGCCTTGACGGTCGGCAGCGCATCGGCCACTGGCCCGGTGGCGTAGGTACTGCCCGGCAGCCGGCGCCAGCGTGGCGCCATGCACGGGAACTCGTGGTACCCGGACTCGCGCAGCAGGGTGTTTGTCGCGGATTCGTAGTGGACCGAGGCCCACGGCAGATTGCGCGCCATGCTGGCGCCGACTGCGTGGATGGCCCGGGGCTCGATGACGTGGACGGTGCGCACCTTCTCGTCGAGTTTGCCGTCTTCATGCTTTCGGCGCACACCCTCGGACACGGAGTCCAGACCGTACTCTGCGACCACCTGGCCCACGGTCAGATCGCGCTCGCGATAGACCGTGTCAATCCGGCCGCCGGCACGTGATGCGGCAACCCAACACTCACCGACCGGCCATGCCTCGAAGTACAGCCCGCCCTCATCCTGGTGCTCGTCGCAGTACAGCACGAACCAGCCCTGCACCAGCGCGCTGACGACGCAGTCCATGGCCTCGGCGTCGAAGTTGGCGCTGTGGATGTTCTCCCAGCCGAATCGTGCCGCGCCGTCCAGCCAGCGCCGCTCATCCTCGGTTTCCGACCCCACGTCGTAGTCGTACCACTGCGCGTTGCTGGGCACCATCGCGCCCATGATCGACGCCGCGCCGGTGTTGACCGAGTCGCCCGCGGTCGGGTCATAGATCTGCACCTGACGCCGCTGGGCGTCGGTCGCATCGATCACCGTCGTCTGTAGGCCATGCGCGAGCGCCGGGAACGTGTAGTCCGCGCAGTCGCGCCAGACCGATTCATGCGGCTGGCGGTCGGCCTTGAGCGACTCCAGCCGCTTCCTGCATGCCTGCACCAGATCAGCCATCACACCCCCAGGGTAGTGCGGCCGGAGGATGCCCCGCCGGTCGCCTGGTTGCCGTACAGGCTCTGAGCAGCCATCGCCCGCTTGCGCATGGCGATCTGGGCTGACGCGCCCTGCGCTGCCTCGGCCTGGGCCCGCTTGGCTTCAGCGGCGAGCTTGTTGCGCTCGGCTTTGGCATCACTGCGCGCGTTGCTCGCCTCAATGGCGCTGTGGGCGCTCAAGGCAGTGCCTGCGATTGCCGCGATCTCCAGGCCCGTGCACATCAGCGCACCGCGCGCGCGGCCTCAGCGGCGGGCATGCCGTAGCCGTTCGGTACAACGTAGCCCTGTTTACTCAGCATCGGCCGCGTGATCTTGCCGGGGTCGATCTCAGACTGATCTGGCAGCTCGGCCTCGGTCAGCGGTCGCGTGGCCTGGGCCTGGGCGCGCAGGGCTTTGGCCACCTCGGCAGCGACGATGGCAGCCAGATCGGGCGGCAGATGGCCAGCCGCAGCGGCCGGCACCGGCTCGATCTGATCGGCCTCGGGCTCACGGGTGGCGACGTCATCGCCCAGGTCAAGAGCGACACCGGGCGTGCGGATGGACAGATTGCGGGGACCGGCCATGCGGTGGACTCCTGCGGGTTGTAGGGCGCCCGCAGTGTGCGCACTCAGCCGGCCGCGATCCCGACCGGCTGCCGCTTGCCCTCGGCCGGGTACTCAAGGCGGCATTTGCCGGTCACGTCGGACCAAATCTTGAGCAGGATCAGCCCATCGTGAAACCGTGGCTCCGACTGCCCATTCTTGATGCCGTCCACCCAGCCCTTGGAACGCAGGCACTCGGCCGCAAGCCGCTCATGGCTCCACTGCGCCCGCTCCAGGTCGGTGATCACACGCCACCAGTCAACACGCTGCTCTGCGGCCGCGAACCGCTGCAGCTTCCTCATGTGTCACCTTCGCTGGTCATCACGCGCCCATCCCGCACCGCTGCGCGCATGTCGGCGATCACCTCCCGCATTTCCCTGGTGGTCGGCTGCATGGCGAGCTGCTGCTCGTGGATGTCAATGGCCAGCCGAAGCGACTGGAGCTCCAGGCCTGTTGCGACTGCATGCCCCAGGCGCTCGAATCGCTGCTTGATGGCCAAGACCGCCATCTGCCCTTCCGTGATCGCCTCCAGGCCCTCAGCCCCATAGCCGCGCTCGGCCAGCAGCCTGGAGATGTTGACCATGACCGCCAGGTTGTCCAAGTCGATCTCGGTGGCCTGCCCGTGCGGCAGCGCGTCCAGCGTCGCCCATGCGAACGTCGCCAGGTCGCGCTGCTGTGATTCATCGATGGTCGTGGCGTCGATCCGTGCGCGCTCACTGCGCCATGCTTCGGCCGCCGTAGCCATCACCGTCCGCCGCCAGTGCGTAGACACCTGCACCCGTCTGGATGCTTTCTCGTGGGCCCTGCGTTCTGCTCTGTTCATCGTTCCCTCAACTGGTCGATTCACCGCACGCCTTCGGCGGCGTTGATCTGGGTGTTATGCAGCACCAACAGCCGCAGCCGTGGCGTCGTTCATCGACTTCTCCAGCGCCTCGGCTTCGTCGGCCAGCTCAATCAGCCGCTGCGCCGTCTCGCGCAGCGCCTTGTGCCCGGCTAGCACGCGAAAGCTCGAAACCTCGCGGCTTCGGGTCATGCCCTCCAAGCCGTAGCCAAACACCGGCTCGCTGCAAATCACGATCAACTCCACGCGGGCCTTCACCTTCGGCGGCGCGTCCAGGTCAGGCGTCAGAATCAGGTTGCTTGCGTGCCCAAGTAGCTCTTTCATCGCTGTCCTTTGTTCGCCCGCAGGCGCTGCATAACTGTCGGTTCAAGCGCGACTGCCAACGGCTGGCTACATCGCGCGCTTCGGGTAGGTCGGCGCGGCCGTTGTCAGCCGCTTAACCTGGCGTTGCGATGCTCGCAGTATTCAGCGGCCTCAGATTCGCAGACAAACACAGCGACCTTGTGCGCACGCACAGCGACATCAATCGAGCACTCCATCCGGCCCTCGAAAACATCGCGCCACACGACATAGCCCATGTCGGGTAGATATGCGCAGCGGTGCGGCCAAGCCGGCGTCGCACCCACAGCCGTGATCATCACGCGCACGCCTGGCGTGGCCGCATAACGCTTGCGCACCGACAGATCAACGACCTGCACGTCGTCGCGCCACGCCACGCCGTTGCAGCCGTCGAGGATGGCCTTGACCACGTTGTCCAGGTCCGGCTTC